CGCCTTGAGCTACGCCTTGGAGCTTGGCGCCGTACGTAGGCTGGTTGGTCACCGGGTCCATGCGCGTAAGACCCGATTGTGCGTTGACAAAGTCGGATGGGATGTCGCCTATTTGCCTGCCCATTCTCGTGGCCTCAGCGCCCATGACGCGGACGTCATTAGGGGTTAATGCTGGGCGCCTGCCTGCGGGGCGTGCCAACAACCCCATGTGCGGCACCTTGGCTACGTCCATTGCCTTGGACAGGCCTTCCTCAAAAGACTGACCTACGGGTGTGGTAGGCGGTTGCGCCAATGCGGAGCCCGTGATCTTTTTGCCTTGCATGGCTTCTACTGCGATGCTTGCAGGCGTGAGCAGTGGGTTGACAACGGCGGTGTTCACCGCGTCCCGCAGAGTCCTCATCATCATCAGTGGGTTCAGACTTGCAGCGATGGACTTGAAGTTTAGCTCCGCGTTGTCAAGAGGGCGCTCCGGCTTAGGCACAGGCCCGCTATAACCGGGGATCTGTGATGCCAAGCTTGGCTGCTTGGTCAATGCAAGGCGCATTTGGTCGAGACCGGGCTCGTCATCACCGGGTACGTAGTTGCCTAACGCGTCATATGCCATATGGGTTCACCCTTTGCTTGCGGTCCTCGTCGTACGAGTCATCTGCATTGTAAACCGGATCTATGTTTATGAACCCAAGATCTCGCATAATGCGCAAGGCCTGTGTTGTGGAGTCCACCAAGTCATCGTGACGTACCTCGGGAAAGGCGCAGATCTGGCTAAGCAAGACCTCAGCCCAATCACGCGCCATGCCGGGATTGACCGACGACTCGGGTACGTAGACACGCCCACGTTCGATGATAGGCGCAACCAAGTTTAGGCGCGTAGTCTTATCGGCAGCGCCCGGGTTGTAGCTTCTCACCGGCAAACCGGCGCGCTGCAAGTCCTGTATCAGTGAGATGCCGGCGGACTTATCCTCGACCAGCACCATGTCAACCTTTTTCCCGTGACCAAACTCGTTCTCATCCCCGTAGATGGCGCCGTATTCGTCAATCACCTTAGGCCGAAGCTCGGGGTATTGCATGTACTCTTCCCAGCAATCGATGAGCATGACACTCATAGGCTTGTCCGCGTTGGGCTTAAAGATACCCCACACGGTGCAGGCCGTAGGGTCGTTCTTAGTCTTGTCAGACGTGGCGCAATCATACGACTGAATCACGTACTCAAAGCGAGGCAACGGCTTATCATTCTCCCACAGGCGGAACCAATCCCGTTTGATGATGCCAGCTTCTTCGGGGTCGATGATCTCGGCGTGAATCTCTTGGCGCCCAAGCTTTGTGCCCTCGTATTGCAGGATCTGCTTTTGGAATGTTGGAGCAAGGTTATGGATGTTGTCGTACGTACTGGCTGTGGTAAGTACCACATCCTCGCCCTCCCGCCCCACCAGATCAATCACCAGAGGCTTTGGTTTAGGCGTTGTGGTGCATATGAGCCTAGGCCTCGTACCCAGTCGCATGCCGAAGTTCAGCATATTCCAAGAGTCGTCCAAGTAATCCCAGGCAGCCAGCTCATCCAACCACCCGCCGTGAAACTGCGGACCTCGGAAGCGGTTAGGCTCAGACGCAGGGATTCCTTTGATGATAGAGCCATTGATCAGCTTTATCTCATGCAAGGACTTAATGTAGTCGGAGATCAGTATCTCAGGAATAACACGCAGTAGACCGGAGTCGCCCTCAAAGCACACGTCACGCACATCAGAGCTGGTTGGCGCTGAGACCAACCACCGCGTACTCGGGTTCAACCAAGCTTCCCACCAAGTCCACTCAGCTGCGCACCGAGTCTTGCCTGCGCCTCGACCTGCAAGCAACAGCCAAATCGTCCACCACTCGCCTCGTGGCGGGATCTGATGCGTATTCGCAATTGTGAGCCACTTCATCCGCGCCTGAGTCGCGGCCTTGTGCTCAGGTGTTAGCTTGTTGAGGTCAGGCCCGCCTTTGATGCGAGCGGCGAACTCATTTGCCTTTGCCGGACTTAGCATCTGCTTGGCGCGTTGCTAACAGGTCCTCCAACAGAGCACCGGCAAAGTCGTGCACGTGATCAACTTCAATGGGCCCGTCATTCTTGCCAGTGACCTCAACTTTGGAGTTCTCACGATACTCAGCGGGGAACCTAGCCGCCATGCTCCGGCTCCAAAGTCCTGTGTTCAGCTTCGGCCCGCCGGGGTTCTCGATCATGTGATTCTGGGCAAGCTCTTCCCAGTAGCAGAGCGCATCGAGTCGTGCTTGTTCAAAGGCGTTTCGAAATTCCTCGTGTGCGCCGACCCAAGCATTCATGTTATGCAGCCCGATATTGAGAATCGAGCAAATCTGCCACTTGGACTTGCCTAAAGTGCCAAGAGCAATAACTTCGTCGCAGTATGCGGGGTCGTACTTTGAAGGACGGCCCAAGAACTTACCGTTCTTAGATGGTGTCTTTGTAGTCATGGTGCAATTGTATCCTTGTTGTCGAAAAAATGTTCATCACTGCCCAGCCGGTAACAGGTAACAAGTAACAACCACGCCAGAAAACGCTATATATACGAATAGCATATATCTCTATTTATATATCTATAATTTATATTTTTATAGTTACCTACTGTTACTCTGTTACTATTCAATCCAGCAAAGGCTTCCAGAGGTTACAGCTCAAGTAACAAAATCTCCAAGTAACACCTCTTATAGCCCAAAAAAGCCTTGTTTTATGCAAATTGATCACTTTCTATTTCGGAAAAAAAGTTGTAATAGAAGGTGATCAATTTGCTGGGCATTCACGAGTCGCTCGACTACGACAGCTTATTTTCAGCATTTAGCATCTTATTTTGGCCCAAAAGTAACAAGTGCTTTGCGCCTCAAAAGCTGCCATCTTGCTGCAATTCACGTTGCAATGCAGTCTCAGTGTCCTTGACAACGTGCGCCCAGGTAGGCTCGCCTCTGCCTTTTTGCGCAGCATCCTCAGTGATAATCGTAGTAAACCGTGCCGGCTTGCCCTGCGCCTTGATCAGCCTGCTAGGTTCAATGGCCCCTTGCGACTCCATAGCCTTGCGGATGTAGTGCACCTTAGCCCTGCTGTCATGGCCCCATCTTTCACAGAGGACTTGCAGCTGCGACGCTGTGAAAGCCCCTACGCCTTCAAGATGCTCGTTAACCCAGTCCTTAAGTTCATAGGCAAAAACCTCAAGCGGAGTCTTAGACAATTGAATAGCCTTTTCACGATACTGGGTTTTAGGTGCTGCCTTTTTCAGGTCAAAGCTCGATATGTCTCGGTTCATGTACCAATTCAGCATGATGCCAAAGCCTTGTTGTTGATGTGCCCATTGCATGAGGGCTGTGACCTTGGGGTGCGTTTCAACGTTGGTTAGACTTTTGGGACTATAGATGGCTTCGCGGCGTGAAGTATCTCCCATGTGCGTGATGTAAGGCTTGTTGGATGTAAAGACAAAGTTCAGGTAGTTCCTAATGCTATACTGCGCGCCATACTTATTGTTGATCGTAAGCTCATCGCTGGTGATGTAGTTCTTAAGCTTGGCCGAGTGGTCATCACGATCAGATGAGGGCTCATTCACAACGATAAAGATCTTGCCCTTTAACATGCCGTTGAAGTTGCCAAACAGCTCATCAGGGCCAATCACCGCGGCGGGCTGCCCTTCCCCTACGCCAAGCATGCTGGCTACAAACTCCGCAATGGCTGATTTGCCAATGCCTTCAATGGCGGACACGAACTGTGGCGTGGTGTAGTTCCTTCGCCATGGGAATTGGATGATATTGGCGACCCAGTCATGCCAGTAATCTGCAAAGGCCGGCTCATCCCTAAAGAAGTAGTCACAAAAGTCTAAGTAAGTCCTAGGATCGCCGCTCAGTGGCTCATGCATCCAGTTTTTGAACAGGTTGTACTGCCTCTCAGGCGTGATGGTCACCCCTTGGTACTCGGGGAACATGCCTACGCCATCCAGATCACACCTTCTTAGCCAGTCCTTATAGGCATCCAACATATAGATAGTTTTGCTGCTGGTGCCCCCGTTAGGCTTGGCCGTGACTTGCACAAAAAAGTCTTGCGCCGAGTCAATCCGCGCTTTGCTCCACTGTAGCAGCAACCCGTCCCTAAGGCGCATGACATCGCCATTTAGCAATGCGTACTTAGTTTTAAACTCATACAGCTTGGTTTCTAGAGTGTCGATGCCATTCATCACCGCGCTGGTAGCTGTTAAGACCTGCGCCAGCTGCCCCCCTGCCAATAAGTGATCATCAATGGCGTACTTGCTACCCTTGCCTGAGCCGAACTTACCCACACGGCAAAGGTGGACCTCAGCCCCTAGGCCGCGTAAGGTCACAGCCAGGCGCGTTTCGGCCATGCCCACCTGCTCATTAGGCTCCCCGTGGTCCTCGGCCCCATCGTAGTCGAAGACAATGTAGACCTTGCGGTGCTTCTCAGCAAAGCTACTCTTCCTTTGCCAAATGATTTTCATCAAATCTTTGTGCAGGTGCAAACCCGATTTGTCCGTCCATGAGGTCACCCCTGCCAAGCCTACCGCGGCGTAAGCCAAGCCATCGGCCGTGATTTGCTTTGTAAGCTGCCAGGCCTTGAACTCGCCCTCCGTAATAATGATGGGGATATCCACATCTTGCATGACCTGTTTCCAAGTCACACCAGGGGCGAAGTACACATGAGATCCCGAAGCCCTAGGCTGTGAGTACTTCATTTTGCTTTTGGGTGTTAGAAGCCTAACACGGTTAAAGCCTGTCTCAAGGCCATCTGCGCCGTAATACGGTAGTTTTACGCTCCACTCTTTTGTGTGACCTAATAGTGCATAGGTTTCATCAGGGTCAAGCAGCGCAAGGCCTAAGCTTTGTACGTCTGCGTCATTGAATTTCCTGGCCGTTAAGAAGTTTTGGTATAATTGGTCTGGTTGTGTTGTTTGCGCTGCAAAGCCGGATAGCATGATTGTCCTTTATGGTTGAAATAGCAGTTGCCATAAACTTCAAAGGCTCGGTGTTTTGGCACCGAGCCTTTTTTTTCCCACGCAAGTTGTGCCTGTACCGGTCCTTGTTTCCATCTTGTCAATAGTCAAAAGCATCAGTCAGCTCGCAATGTTGTTGGTTGATGATTGTACAACGCCGCATGACTACTGTTACCTGTCACATAAAACTTTATTTTGTCAAAAAACCAAAGTGTACATTGCAATCTAAAGTTGAAAACAAACTTATAGATTTGTAACAGAATTGCAATTCTTTTTCGTATTTTTCTTATTTTTGTGTACGAATTCACGAGTCGTGTTATACAATCCACTCACAGCAACAAACTTCAGATTGCTGTAACAACCAACTTGACTATTGAAAAGGAATTTATCATGGCACACGAAATCGCAACAACAATCGAAGGCAAAGCAGCAATGGCTTACGTCGGTGCTACACCATGGCACGGCCTTGGCCAGCAGCTGACGGCGGATTCGCCTATTGAGACCTGGGCCGAGGAATCCGGTCTTAACTTCCAATTGGCTACCGCTGATGTGCAGTTCACCCCTCCTGCCAGTGTGTGGAACGCCTACAAGGCGCAGGTCTTGCCCTTCGGCGGCAAGAAAGTAATGTATCGAACAGACAGCAACCTACCCCTTGGCCTGGTGTCCACCCAGTACAAGATCGTGCAGCCCATCGAGGTCCTGGAATTCTTCCGCGACATGGTCGGCAACATTGCCCACCTGGAAACAGCCGGCGTCCTGCGCAATGGCGCTCATTACTGGGCCCTCGCCAAGATGGATGGCGAGTTCAACGTGGCCGGTGACAAGGTCAACCAATATTTGCTCCTTGCCTCCAGCTGCGATGGATCCCTGGCCACGCAGGCTCGGCTGACCAGCGTTCGTGTTGTGTGCAACAACACTCTGCAGTTGGCAACCGGTAAAGCCGGCCAAGTCGTTCAAGTGCGACATAACAGCACCTTTAACGCCGCCAACGTCAAGTCGCAGCTCAGCGACTTCAACGATGCTTTCAAGAACTTTGAGCATACCGCCAAGTTCCTGGCCAACATCAAGCTCAGCTCGGCGCAGGCTCAACGAGTCTTCACCTCCATCCTCGGCGGCGACGATAAGAAACCTAGCCGTGCTGCAGCACGTGCGCTGACTCTGTTCGAAGGCGCAGGCATCGGCGCTCAAATGGAGTCGGCCAAAGGCACGGCATGGGGCGCGTTGAACGCCGTCACTCAGCTGCTGGACTGGGAAACAGCTCGCACCGGCGATGCTCGGCTGGCCAACGCCTGGTTCGGCGGCGGCGTTAACGTAAAAGCCAAGGCCACTGAAGCATTGTTGGCTTTGGCCTGATATAATAAGAGGCTTCTGTAGCTCAACGGTTAGAGCAGTGGGCTCATAATCCATTGGTTGCAGGTTCAAATCCTGCCGGAAGCACCATCACTTGACTATTGAAAGGTAACTACCCCATGCCAGATATCCAAACAACGATTTACACAGAAGACAATGTGCGCCTGCACGTTGATGAGTGGGACAACGGCGGCGTGTGGCTGTCACTGCAGGCGCATGGCTCCAGCCAATACGCTTCTTTGACCCGCAAGGAAGCCGAGCAGCTGATTGCAGGCTTGCAAACCATCTTGGCCAAAGAGGTCACCGCGTGAGACTTACCAAGGTATGTGGGCCTCGGCCTACGCCTACACTGCTTAAGTGGCCACTGGCCATTTTAGACGAAACCGTGTGGTTGCATACCCACGGCTTTCCGATGCCTTCCCAGCGGGTCATCAAGGCCGGCTGGGCCAACGTTGGCTCCGAGCCTCAGTGGCTCGAAGCTGGCTGGACTATTGTTAATGAATGTCATTTGGAGAAATCATGAAAAAAGCTATCACCGTGCATATTTACCACAGCCAGTACTCGTGGGAAACAACGCCGCGCTTTCAAGTCTATTCCGTAAAAATGGATGACTGCGAGCATATGACTTATATGAACAGTCAAGAAGTCGAAATTAGCGTGCCGGACGACTACGATCCACGGCCTGCTCAGATTGCTGCATTGGAGAAGCAAAAGGTCAAGGTGATGGCCGACTTTCAGAAGACGGTTAACCAGATCAACGAGCGTATCTCCAAGCTTCAGGCGCTAGAGTACACAGCATGAGCTGTAAGCAGCATCTTTGGGAGCCAGTTGATGGCTCCCCTATCTACCGCTGCGCCCGGTGTGGTGCGTTTCTAAGGATCATTACATGAGCGACAAGATGATCCTAATCGGCGGGGCGATTGCCTCTGCCATCGTGTCCGTCACCCTAATGTGGGGTGTGTGGACGGGTATCTTTTACCTGATGGGGGTTTTATGAACGAAGACGAAGCATTACGCACGGCGCTGGAGGCGCTGGAGTTCATTCCGGAAAGCGGTTCGATGCTTGGGGCACACGCCGAAGAAAA